GAGGAAGCCGAACGGACGACCGACACCAGAGCCGCTCAGGAACGCCGCACCTTCGGCCTTCGCGAACTGCTCGGTGGCCTCGGCACGAACCTCGGCCTCCATGTTGAAGGCGGCGTCTTCCAGCATCTGGTTGGTGATGTCCACCAGCGCGAACATCTCGTGCGTCGGGATCTCGTCCATGCCGTAGGTCAGGCCGGTGGTCTCGGAGCGCGTGCCCTGTTCCTGCACCCACTGCGCCGAGAACGTGCCGGTACGCTTGGGCAGCTGGATCGCCTTCTGCGTGGTCTGGCGCGTGCGCGCGACCGCGCGGAACGGCGTGACTTCGACAACGCCCTTGATGATCTCGCGGACGTACTCTGTCGGCGCGAGATAGCCGCCGAGCGTGTCAGGCGACAGCGACAGCGACTTCATCTCGGCGGCGACGCCGTCGAGGCTCTTGCGCTCGCTCTCCGACAGAGCGCCGTCGCCGCGCGCGATGGAACGCACAACAGCACGCATCCAGTCGTTCGCGCGCGCCTTGACCTCGTCGGCCTCGGGCGCGGACTTGCCGGAGCCCATGCGATTGAGCTTCGCGGCCAGATCGGCGGCGGTCTCGCTGGCGTTCTTCGCCGCGAGTTCGGCCTGGACGAGCTTCTGATTGAGGCTCTCGTACTTCGACAGCGACGACTCGATCCGGTCGAGCTTGTCGCGCGTCACGACGTCGGCGCTGCCCTTCTTCTCGATCTCGGCGAGGCGCGCGTCATTGGCGGCCTTGAAGGCCTCGAAAGCGGAGCCGACAGCATCGACCGCGCCCTTCAGTTCGTTGAGTTCCATGGGATTACCCTTTCGTGGAGAGGATGGAAGCCGCGCGCTTCAGCGACGCGACCAGAGCCTCGACCTCGTCATCACGAGAGGCGTCGGCGTGTTCGTCGCCTGCATCGCGCAGGTGACGACGGACCACCGCGACGAGGCTCTTGGCCTCGGCGATGGACATCTTGTGCTCGTCGCGCAGAGCGGCCTCCAGGCCGCGCGCGTCGAGGATGAGCGCGGGCGCGCTCTTGAGATAGGCGAGCTTCGCCAGAGGATTCATCGGGTCATCGACCACCGAGACCTCGCGCAGATCGATGGCCTTGAGCCAGCGGCGCGGTTCTCCGGTGCGACCCGTGCCCATCTTCGACCCGCCGGCAGGAACGCGATAGCCAATCGACATGCCCTTGATCGCGCCTTCGCGCAGCCGCGCGTAGGTCATCTTTCCTTCGTCGGTGTCGAGGCCGATGATGCGGCCCTCGACATGCAGACCGTTCTGGTCCTCCGACATCTTCTCCCAGACGCCGACAGCGCCCTTGGAGCGATCGTGGTTGTAGTACATGGCCGGGAGCATGCCCTTGCTCGACCAGGACGCGAGGCTGCGCGCCATCGCACCCGGCGTGATCATGTCGCCGCCTTCGTCGATATTGCCGTAGACGGCCCCATAGCCGCTGAACGAGCCCATCGGCTTGTCGGACGCGAACTTGACTTCGAGCGCGATGCTCGCGACGCCGTTGCTCATTCTCCGAGTTCCTCGATCCTATCGGCGATCCTGTTCGCCCATGCGCGGCCAGCGTCGCCGCCCCAGAGATCCCATGCGATGCGCCCGTTGCTCGGGAAGCCCGGTTCGCCCTGACGGAAGCCCTCGGCCTCCTTGTCCACTTCGTGACGAGCGAAGAACGAGACCATCCGCATGATCGTATCGCGCGGAAGCCGGCGACCGTTGCTGATGTCGCGCGCGCGAGCGATGCCGACAGCGGTGCCGCCGCGTCCGAACTCGTCGCGCCACGCCAGCGCTCGCCGCGCGTTCGCCGCCATCTCATCGGTCGGCTTCCACGGGTTCTTCGCGCCGTTGTCGTCGTCCTCGACATCGACAGGCTGCGCGACGTCCGCGTCCGATCCCTGGCCGACCACCTCGCCCATGTTCAAGGGGAACAGCGGCTTGTCGAGGCCATCTATCGGGTTCCACCCGTCGTCCTCGCGCGCCTCGTTGCGCGTCATCCAGCCACCGCGGATCGCGCGGTCGTAGTATTCGGCGCGGTCCTTCAACGACCCGCGCAGAAGCTCCGACGTGTCCATCGTGAAGCGGTAGCCGTTCGACCACTCCTCATTGGTGAGCAACTGCGCGTTGAGCGCGCTGGTCATCGCCTTGATTTCGGGCTGGAGCGTGTACCTGACATGCGCCGCGAAGAAGGCCTCGGCGCTCGCGAAGGTGGGCGAGTTGTTGCCAGCGTGCCCGAGCATGATCGAGAAAACGCCCATCAGCCGCGCGATCTCTTCGATCTGATGCTTGCGCGTTTCGAGGTGCTGCGCGTCCACGCCGGTCATCTGCGTGGGCGTGAATTTCAGCGCGCCGCTCGCCAGCACCGGCTTGCCCGTGTTGCTGGCCGAGCCATACATCGAGGCGATTGCCTCGCGCACCCGGTCGCGTTGTTCCTGCGACGGGTTGCCGTCGAGCGTGAACAGGCCGGTCGTGCGAACGCCGTTCTTGTGCAGCGCCGCTTGGCTTCGCTCGCTGGCCTGCGCCAGCCCGAGCGCCTGCCGACCGAGCAGCACCGGATCGAGGCCGCGCGCGCTGTCCCACGACGGTGAGCGCAGATGGAAGACCTCGCCGCGCGAGAGCGTCAGGGTGCGGCTGTTCTCCAGGCTGATCGTGTATTCGAGTTCAAGGTCTTGCCGAACCACGATCTGCACGTTGTCGGGCTTGATCGGGATCAGCTCGCGGATCTGGCCGTTGACCACGTTCCGCCAGGACACCGCGCAGCCCGTCGACGCCTTGTGCATCATGGTCGTGCGCGTCCACTCGCTCGCGTCCTGCCATGCGTTCGTCTTGCGCGCGAACAGGTCGTAGAGCGGGTGATCGGTCGCCGGCTTCATGCCGCCATCGGTCGGGCGCATCAACACAATCGGCAGCTGCGCGAGACCGTCCGCGATGACCATGACCGCGCGGTAGAAGGCCGGAACCTGTAGCGCCGTCGAGACGGTGACAGGCTCGCCGGTCCATGACTGCGAATAGCCAAAGGCAGCGTCCAGCCAGCCCTCGGTGAACTCGACCGCTTTCTTCTCGTCCCGGCCACGCAGCCGGTCCAACCAACTCAGCACGGCATCGCCCACGCCGCCGCTGGTCCGGCGACGGTCGGATTGAGCGTCATGAGGTGCGCCGCGTTGAATGAGGCCATCAGTGGGTCGATCTTTCCATATCCGCTCGCCGCTCGTTCGATCATCATCGCCGTCGATGTCGCGCGGACTTTCGCGTTGCCCGCGCACCATGCCAGAAGGCGCGAGCCTGAATGCTTCAGCGAGCCGTCCACGAGCTTTCGCTCGACGGTCTTGGCCGCGTTCATCAACCGGATGCCCTGCGGCACACCGACCAGGAGCTTCGTCTCTTCCGACACGCCGATCTCGGCCAGCGCGTCCACCGCGCCGCCGATGCCGGCGGGATCTGCGCCGACCATCGCCAGGCATCCGGCGTCGAGGACCAGGCCGACATGCGCCTTAATCCACTCCAGATCGCCGGGCAGCCCATCGACCACCGTCAGATCGCCGTCGCGGGCGAAGTCGCTGTAGAGCGCCGCGTTCGCCTTGCGCCGGTCGAGCCCCTCGGGGCTGATCAGAGCGTGCGCCCAGAGCAGCCAGCGCCGTGTTTCGCGCTCGCGCGCGATGACCGCGAAGCCGAACAGGTCGTCCAGCCCGCCGCCGTCGATGCCGACTGTCGCCACTTCGGCGCGGTCGAGGAGCTCATCGAGCGAGCGCGGCCCGCCGTTGCCTCGGCTCCAGAACTGTGCGCCCGCCCATCCATCGGATCGCAGCGCAACGCCGATCTGGACGTTGAGATGCTGGCTGGCCCAGCGACGTAGCTCGGCCTCGCTAGCCTCGCGCGCCGCTTCATAGTCGGGGATCAGTCGCTCGACCGTGATCGATCTCCCGTTGTTCGGCGTGACGAGATGCCAGTTCGCAGGATCTTGCCAGTCCACGCCCTCGGGAAACTCGTACAGCACCGGCAGCAGCGGCGCGCTCAGAGCGCCGTCGCGGACCTTGCGCGCCTTGCTCAATTCCGCCGCGAAGACACCCGCCGGCGGTCGCTCGGACTGGGTCGTGATCTGGATCAAGAACCCTTC